TTTTCCTTCTGTATATCTTCAGAAAACACAGCCATCCCATGCATTGCATAGTCAATCCCAAGTATCTTTGCATTTTCATAATCAAATTCTTCTGCTTGGTTTTATTCTTGCAGAAGAACTGGGACATCACTATACTTCTGCCGGAAACATTATAGATCAGACAGATGAGCAGAACCGAAAGCAGGAGTTTCGTGCCAGAATGTGGGCATACAATGAAATGGTTGGATTAATGGGAATCATAGATGCTTACAAAAATGGTTGCCGGAACAGCTATGAAGTAGCTGAATATCTGGAAGTAACAGAAGAATTTCTGAATGATGCATTGGATGCATATAAGAGTAAATACAGAGTGTGTACTATCGTTGATAACTATGCAATTTATTTTATTCCAGCATTGCTAGTATTAGAACGGAAATAGAAAGGAATGGTGCTTATGAATACATCCTCATTTATAGAATATTTAACAGAACGCTTCAAAATCGAGCAAAAGAAACGTGACCGCTCTGGCATTTATGGATTTATTCAGCGCCTTATGGCCTATAACTCCAACAAAATTGAAGGAAGTACACTGACAGAAGAACAGACTGCTTCCCTTTTTGATACTGGTACGCTGCCAAAATCAGATGACTACTATCGTGCCAAAGATGTGGAAGAAATGAATAAATTATTTACCTGGTATGAAAGTCAGGCTATTTCTTTGGAAACACTGGCAGAATTCCATGCGCGTTACGAAAGTATTCACCCATTCCAGGATGGAAACGGAAGAACCGGACGCATGATTCTCTTCCGTGAATGCTTATGTAATAATATTGCTCCATTTATTATCCAAGATGCAAACTGTCCCGAATATCTGGATGCATTAAAAGCATATCACAATACCGGATCTGTCGCAGAACTCGCAGCTCTGTTCAAAAAGGAACAGGATTATTACTGGAATGAATGCCAATACTTTTTTGCAGAGTAAATAACTTCCCCTGCTCCTCGTGAGCGGGGGAATAATAAAAATAGACGCCCGGATTTCATTTCCTAGACGTCCGGTGGACGTCTGTTTAGGTCCGACCGCAGCGGAGCGGAGACCTAGAGGTCTGGCAGACCTCTGCTTAGCGCCGACCGAAGCGGAACGGAGACCGAACCTTGGTTCGAACCACGGCACAAAAAAAGAACACTTCCGTGTTCTTTAAAGTGAGCGTGCCGGGGTTCGAACCCGGGACAACTTGATTAAAAGTCAAGGTGCTATAGTGCTCTCATCCCTTGTATTTACTGCATTTCTTGCTTTTCAGTGAGACATTTTTGAGACATTATTTTTTTATAAAATCACCTGACCGTTGGAGATTTTGCAGGTGGCGTCGCCGGAATAATCAAAATATTCTGGCCGGAAGGTGTCGAAATTTCGACATCTTCAAAATCTACGTTTTCTACCGCCTCAATATATGTGATATACAATTTTTTATGCGTGACGTGCATGTGTTAATAAGTTACTTAAATCAGATCTTCCATTGTGCAATGCAATGCATGCGACAACTTCTGGATCGTAGAAACTGATGCTTTCCGGAGATCACGTTCTCCGGTCTCATATTTCTGGATCGCAGAAATAGAAATACCTGTTTTTTCTGACAACTGGACCTGGCTGAGCGATGCCCGGTCTCTAAGTGAGGACAGAGTGTTCTCAAATCTAACATACTGTTCCCACGCGCGGTACAGATCGTAATTTACTTCTTTCACATCTCCTATCTGACCGTGTTTAATGGTAACTATGACGAATTTGCAATCAAACGGGTCATCCCACGGCTTGAAGTTTACCTTCATCCGGAGATGATCGTTTGCCATTGCGGCATATTCGCCGTCTGGTATTTCGTCAGTTTCGTAATAAGACGTCACATATGTTTTTTTGTCGAATCCTAAATCCTCAACTCTACCGAAATTGTTAACTGTTGCTCTTTTTGTTTCTACTTTCATGGCTTATTTCTCCTCTGAAAAAATGTTTGCGTATTTTGTTTCCACTTAGATACTATCACTGTGGTGATAGTATGACAAGCGTATTTTTACTTTTTCTTGGAGAATTTTTTATTTTAATTAAACAATGCGTACCAAGTAGCCGGACCACAATAACCGTCGACTGCCAGTTTTGCCCCACAGTTGGCCAGAATCACATCGCCGTAATTACAGTTCAGCACCGTGAACGTATGTTTGCAAATTATCTTGCGGATTTATCGTAAGCCAAACTCCGGATCCAGTATGCCAGCAAGATAATTAATGCAGTTGGCAGTGCTCCTGGCCAGAACAGTCCTGCTTCTACCATCAAAACCAGGACTACTGCACGATTCGGACTTTTTATATCCGGGAAACTGCCTCTATCCGGATCCGATCTCTGTTTCTGGATCTTGAAAAAGCTCCGGATGATCCACATATATACTGCCGGAGATACAATCCCGACAGCCACATATACAAGTAAATACAACCAATACATTATTTACAACCCCTCTCTTCATGATTTCATAATTTTGAACTCTTCGAATCCGATGGTTTTAAAAAACGCCAGCATGTAATTTTATACAATTACCCGCCCTTTAGATACTTTACATGTCACATCACCAGAATAGTCAAAGTCGACTTTTCCGTTTCGGACAAGCCACACACCCTGATCATTTTTTGCCAGTCCGGTATAATTGAAGTCTACTGCGCCTTCCTGCAGGTAGAACCATCCATTTTCATTTTGTGCCAAACCGGTATAATCAAAGTTTACTTTTCCGTTTTCAATTCTCCACCAGCCGTTTTCATTCTGGGCGATTCCGGTATAGTTAAAATCAACAGCTCCATTGGTTACCTTCCACCAGCCATACTCATTCTGGGCTACGGTATTTGCTCCGAAATCAACCGCACCGTTCCGGACATACCACCAGCCATTTACGTTTTGCGCAAGCCCAGTGTAGTCTGCCGCTACCTGGTTGTCTTTGTAATAGTACCAGTTTCCGTCAGCTGCCGGCTGATTGGCAAGACCGTCTTTCGTTTCACCTGGAATAGTTTTATTCATAATTCCCTCTGCAATGGCCCTAGCAACGGTTTTATAGCCGACTTTCATATAGTGGTTATAATCGTCACGATCATCCACAAAGCAGATTTCAATTAAGATAGCTGGTGCTTTGGTATGGTTAAGGACATACAGATCATTCCTGATCACAATTCCGCTGCCATGTCTTCTGAAGCCAATTCCTTCCATTTTGGACAGGATGCGTTCTGCGACAGCTTTCTTTCCTTTGTTGTCAGCACTTATATGGCATTCCACTCCGCCCGGCCGACCGTCTCCGGTATCATCATTTCTTCCGGAATTCAGATGGAGGGAAAAGTCAAAGTCGACAGTATGTGCATTGCATTTTTTTACGATTTTCTCAAGCACGTCCCTCTTGTTCTTGCCGTTATCCTCCGTACAATCATATGCGGTGTTTCCGTACTGGCGCAGATAATTGATAAGTTCACCCTTTACAAGGCGATTCTCTCTTGACTCATCTAACAGGTCTGCTGCGCCACATGCCACTTTACCTGCCGGGTTATGACCGGCATGAACATTATATGTTGCCATTACTCTTTTACCTCCATTTTTTAATATTCATCATCCACCGGAGCCGCATACACTGGCTGTACCAATACTCCGGCTACCAGATATGCCAATAAAAACACCCAGAACATCATCTATCACCTTCATTCTGACTTTTTGGCCGACCCGTTGATTTTTCCATCGTCCAGCAAATCCTTAACACCCACGAACCACAGATCAATAATTTTTATCAGTTCGTCCTCAGTTATGAATATCTGTAACCACCGTGGCAATAACAATCTGGCCTGGCTAACTACCCATTTTAATTTCTGCTTGCCCTGGCCAGACTCATAAAAGACATGTTCTGCCTGTAAAACCAGCTGGTACACTTCTGCCCGGATTCCATCTAATCCTTTTAATTCTGCGTATTTTACGATCATCACAACGGTAATAACCGCCAGTACCACGATTGCGATCACGATTACTGGTAACGGGATCATGTGTAACAATCTTACAAAATCCATTTCACTATTCATTTTGATTTCCTCCATTCATAAGAAAGCACCATAGAAGCTTGTATCTGCTCTGTGGTGCTGATTTTAAACTGTATATGGTAAATTTACTAAAATAAAAAATGAGCCGTATTCAGCCGTATATGGCTTCGTGGCTCATTTTCTCAATGTACTCTGGATACTCTTCATCGACAAGAAATCTTCCATGTCATGCTTTGTCCGCTGTTCATACTCCAGAGCCGCATGCATATCTCCGTTGCACTTGGCATCTGGGATTCTCTGGACCGCCTTGGCTGTTGCCTCTGACAATGCCAGTGATCCGTCCAGGGCTTTCAGCATTGCAAACTGCAAATCAACCCGGGACTTTTCCTTCTCATCCAGTTCCTTCTGGTGTTTCATCCGTTCAGCTTTGTCCTGCTCTGCCCGGCTCTGGATCTTTCTCTCGATGATCCAAAAGCAGAAAGCTGTGATCGCTGACGGAATACCAGCAGCTAATAAAATCTCCATTGGTTTACTGCTCCCTTCCTGTTGTATTTTAGCTCAAAAAAATGTGGTTTTTCCAGAATAACGTTCCTTTTTTGTCCAAAACGTGCGACTTTTTTGAAACAACGTTTCGCTTTACAGCATACCGTTTTGGTTATTTTTTGGTCAGATCATTGGCACCACCCCCATCCGCTATATTTAACGCCTTGGATTCATCAGATGCAGTATCTTCTTGTATATTCGACTGTGTCCTTTTCTGTACTTTCGGATGTTTCCTGGTTCTGATCTGGTGAACCATTCTCGCCGATATAATCCTCGCTCGGTTTTTCCGGATCATCAAACCAAGACTCAACCAATGCCAGATCATCTTCGGTCAGCACGCTTTTTTCATAATATTTTAATGCGTACTGCATAACTTTGTACTCGTCCTCTCCACCGGATTTCATAGATTCCAGCGTTCTCATAACGAACGATTCCAAACTGAATTTTGCCATGTTTTCCTCCTATTCTGCCTCACTGGCCGATGCCACCAGGGCTTGTGCGATTTCCCGCAGTTTATTGTCAATATAAGTTTTTGTGTCACACGCATACTCAACTTCCATCTGAGCGTTTGCATCATTGCTGATAATGGAAGTTGGTTTGAATGTTGTGAGTGATTTGTATGCCTGTATTTGTGCTTCTGATAAGTCGGTTTCAATCGGTGTTGCAAGGACATACTGTAGGGTTATTGGATTTGATGCAAGCCATGTTCTAAAATCTGGTTCTGTATTGAGAGCTAAGCTTTCTACCACTCTTGCAAAAAATGTGTTATTATTAATTAAATAACCATTTTCTCTATTAGAATCTAAATATACATTTCTGTTCCACAGCAAATTTGAACACATAGATGCAATGTCTCTTTGGTTATATGTTCCTGAATTTCCATTGTTCAAAATCATACGCGCTCTTTGTTCATTATCGTATGCCCACTTTTCATCGCTACTTCCATCAAATACACCTTTCCATATCCTTTGCACTTTTTTTCCTCTGGCAAAGTCAATTTCATCGCAGATATACTGCTGACCATTCTCGTCAGTATAATTACCACCTGTGGTTACTGGGATGCCCGGTAAACCGTTTGAAATGTGGATTGTTGCGATAGATTGCTCATCAACATCAATAATAGAGATATCATCTTTAATGTACACCTTTGTTCCTTCGCCATAATTAATATAACATGCTTTTATAATCTTTGTTTTGTCAGATACAACAGAAATTGTTTTCTCTGTATTTTCTAAAATATTTTCATCACCTCTTGTAAATGTGCCATCCATATATTCAAAAACTAAGCCGTGAACTTTTTTATCTATCGTTTTTACAGTTGCACTAAATTTATATGCATGTCCGTTCTTAAAGTCAGAAATGTCATAATAAAGTTTTGAATTGGTGTATTGTAAATAAATATCACCATAGTAATACCCGTCTTTATGCTCATAAGTTGCTTCAAACTTATTTTTGTTGACATAATTCCGTCCGGTAATCTCAACGTCAATACTTCCATTTCCACCAACGCTTACAATCTCCTGTGGATATTCTGGACTAGGAGATGGTTTACCGCCAGTGTAGGGTTCGTAAGTCTGATTTTCTTCGTCACACACCATAATGTTATCAATAGAGGAAGCCGCAGTAGATGCGCTTGACAAACCAATTTCAATATTAACATATTCAATCGTGGTTAAATCAACATCACCACCGTGAGAACTTGCGCCCACACCCCTAAAACTTATTTCTTTTCTTGTTCCATCTGCTAGTAAAATCGTACCATTTGCTCCAACACGTATTTTACTTTCGTTATAATATCTACATATTACATATATTTTCGAGCCATCAACATTTTCGGTATCACACGAAAAATAAATTCTATCTTTTTTTGTCCAAGGAACAATATCACTTGAAACCATATTAGTAGACAACTGGCAACTTTTAATGCTACTTAAATTCTTCCCTGTTGTCGTCTCCTGCAAACTCTTTCCATACAGCCTCAATCCTTGCAGCTGCATTTCTGCACTGTCATTAACCTCTACTGGAGAGCCGTCATAACTGGTCGCTGATCCGATGATTACAGGTGCCTTTTCGAGTAAATCAACCGTATTTTTTTGTACCAAATCAACGCTATCTTTTAAGCGTTCAGCAGCTTCCAGCGCCTGCTTTTTTGATTCACCTGCAGTCTGCATATAATTTTCTGCAGTAGCCTTATCTTCTGCTACCTGCGCGGCATTCTGTGCTACCTGTGCAGCCTGACCGTCTACTGTCGCAGCCTTCTCAGACACTGCAGCCCTGTCCGCCGCTGTCGCTTCTGCATCTGCGTTAGTTTTATTAATGGTTTTCTGCCCTTCCTGTTTCACAGTATTTACTGATGATACCTGCTGGGCGGCAATCGCATTGATGGCTGCCTGTCTGGATGTGGTGATATCATCCTGTGCTGACTGTTTCTTCTCTTCCACATGGCCGTCAAAACCATTGACCAGTGCACGGACGTTCTCTTCTGACTCCCCGGCAGCCATCCGGCTTGTTTCGGCCGCAGATGCGTAACCGGCAGCCGATTCACGGTATTCCTTTGCCAGTTGTGCATCCTGCGCCGTCTGCTCCTGCAAGGCGGCCACATTTTCTTTCATGCCTTCGACCTGTTCCCGGTCAGATGCTACACTCACAGCATCTTCGGCAACGGATGCAGCCTTATTGACCACGTCGTCATGCATTGCCACATATTCCGGAGTCAGATCGCCCGGGCGTGATACTTCCTGCCAGATTTCCGTAGTTTTGCCTGGTGTCGGGGCTGTTCCGGAAATCGTACCATCTTCTTTAATACAGAGGTAACTTCCGCCCGCATAGGCTACCTGGTCGAGATATTCGTATTCTGCGGTCTCGCTATAATCTCCCCGTGGGTTCGGAGCCACGTTGCCGAGGTCTGTTTCCATGTACTCATTTACTGTTTCTGCCATAAGTCCCTCCTTAATTTATTTTTAATCGGTACGTCAGCCTGCTTCCCTTTCGCCGGAACCGTACCTTGTCCACGTTTGGATCGCTGTACATTTTCAACCGGCCACGTTCTATTTTAAATGCCGCAAAATAGACGTTTCCGGTCTCACCTTTCAGATCCGCTTCTTTTGTGCTGACATAGCGGTCAATCTCTTCTTTTCCAACCTTTACAGCTCCCGGGATCTCTGCTGCGATATCGGATGCCATCTTTGCATAAAATTTCGCATTATCCAGGTCCTCGCCGTCCCTGGTGCCGGTATTGCCAACCGCCCAGGATTTGGCAGTCTGTCCAGCAGATTCTGCTCGGTCAGCCGCTTCGTTTACCGCCGCAACCGCTCCCCGGAACAGCTCCGGTTCTTCCGGAGTTCCCGGTACTTCCGGACGTGGTCGCGATTTTACACGCATGGTAATTTTATACTCAGTTTTTCCAGCTGAATCATCCGTCAAAAATATCCAGGCATAAATGTCGTAATCATTTGCAGATCCATTATTCTCCAACATTGAATCCGGAATCATGACTTCTGTTACTCCATCCCTTGTAGTTCCAATCCGGGTGATTGCATCACCGCCCCTTTCTTGCAAGGCAAAATGGATCTCCACTGCGGCTGGAAGCTGCAGATTCTGGATCCGGAGAATCTGACCATAATCGTACTGATCCAATCCATAAACCTTCGCCGTCTTGGATGGCGGCTCAAAAGCAGCTGTCACTATCTTAATTTCTCTCACGCCACCACACTCCCCTCTACGGCATAGGCCATGTTAATCACCAGCATGGTTGCTGCTGAATTTTGCCCATACAACCACAAGAATCCGTCGGATATCCGAAAAACCGTAGGTGTCGCATTTACCCAACCGGGTTCACAAACAAGACCTGTTCCAAAGACCTGTCCTGTCGGCCTGTATCCTTCCGGAATCGTGCCAGCAGTCCACCACGTTCCTGCATTGGCTCCGATAGCACCGTTGTTCATCTGCACTGATAAAGTTACTATTCCATTTGTACTTTTCTCAATCACGTTTACATCGCAGGAAAATTCTGTCATAAGTTCCGACGCGCTTATCGTTCTAAACTTATTTATTTTTTTATCCAACTCCCGATCCGCTTCTTTTCTCTCCTTAGCTTCAGCCTCGTCTGCTGATTTTCGATTCCCACTTTCTTTTCCAATCGCTGCTAACAGTTGTTCCACAAGCGTCTGCTGATTTTCTTCCTGTTCGTCTGGAAATTTCATTTTGCTTTTACATTTCACAATTTCTTGAAAAGTGATCAATCGCTTCGCTTCAGAAATAATTCTTATTTGCACTGTATTTCTTCCCGGGACAAAAAAAGACGCTGCCGGAGTGATAGAAATTTTGTTTCCATCCACATCTGCCAGCGTTTTATTTGGTTCATCCATACCGGGTCCAATGCTATATACCACTGCAGCCGCTGTTACCGGAATATCGAAATCTCGCACGTAAAAATCAAGCGTTACAGCGTCTGTCCCTTCTGCTATCTCGATAGGAGTCTTTAATACATCTTTGAGGACATATACATCTCTTTGAATCGTCATTTTTTCCTTCCTTTCAAAATCATGCAGGGATCCATCTCACTATTCTGACTGATGATGTTATAATCTCACTGCCACTACTTCCCGGTAACCGCAGCACGTAACTCCAGGGAAAATTGTAATAGTTTGTACACCAAATTTCTTTCCCGATCTGATCTCCAGTTTGTCCTCCGGTTATACCGCCATTCTCATTGTGGCTAGCCTGTACGACTTGCCCGTTGCCAATGCTCATCGCCGTATGGCTTCCCGGCTTCAGAAGCACATCGCCTCTTTTAAGTCCTGCACCACTCGTCAGATTCACCAGACTTGTTATATCGCGGAAACCACTTTTCAGGAATGCGTTATACATGCTGTTTGTATTCCATGCACCTGCATCCTTTACTTTTACTCCCGCCTGCTGCCAGGCCGTAATAAGTAACGAAGAGCAATCGTAATCTGGTCCCCAACGGTTCCCCTGATCATATCCATGACTGTCATCATTTGCAATCGCAACCGCCCACTTCACCGCTGCTTCAATTGCGCGTGTGTTCACATCATACTTTTCCAGGAAAGTGTACCAGGATGCCGCCTGACTCCTTCTCTCAGATTCCTTTTCGACACCAGCGCGCTCGAAATTCTTCAAAAACGCACTGGCCAGATACTCTGCAGTCTCTGTGCTTTTCTTAAAACCTGACCAGGACATGTTATAAGCAGATGTCTTAATCCACTGCCCTTTTGTTTCCGACAGTTCATCAATCCATTTCAGCTGTCCTGCCGGATTTGTGATCGAATAACCATTGGCTGTCGCCCAGCCTGTATATTTTGTTGCCGGAGTCCACTGCACCAGCCCAAATCCTCCAGAATAATTGTGCTCTTTCAGACTCTGCCATAGTCCCGGATTGATATTCGACTCTGTCTGCATGTTTCCAAGAATTCCTGCTATGGCGTTCCTACTCCATCCTCTTCCTGCAAAAAAAGAATACACTTCTTGTGCATTCCCTTCCATTTCACTTTGTGTTAAATATCTGTTTCCTATTGTCCAGCTCATCAGAAACTGCCCTCCGAAGTATTTCCACCTATTAGAAATCCATTTTTAAATTCCAGATATGTTCCATCTGAAAATACTGCCTTTCCGGAACTTCCTGCAATTCCATCCGGTCCAACCAAGTCTGTATCAAAATAAATTGCATTGTTAAAAATTCTCATCAGGGTATGTGATCCGTTTGCATCGTTTACTGTGCCACCAGATCGAATAGCCAATGCATCTCCAGATCGTTCGATAAACATTGGATTGCTCTGATCTTTTGGTGAAAACATAATCGTTCCTGCTTCAATCTGTGTCCTTCTATTCCAGCCATCACCCGGAGATTCGCAGGCATAACGTCCTATCGCATACACGCCATCCTTATCAAGCCGTACGACTTCCTTTCCATTTTCATTCAAAACCCTGGCTATTCCATTTCCATTATTCACTCCACCAAGGACAAGCGTTCCGCCTTTGATCCTGTCGGCCAGCATCGTTCCGGCCACGATGAAATCGGCAAGAAATCCGGCACCGGTTCCAAATGTTTTCCAATCCCAATCTGTTCCATTCGCTGTCCGCTTGGAAGCAATTTCAAATCCCATTGTCCCCAGACACATTGCTCCGAATGTTGGTGATTTCGGATCCAGATCCTCAAACAGCATCGCCCGAATATCCTGTTTCTGCGCTACTTCACGCATGGCATGAAACTGTGCTTTTGCCGCATTCAAAATTCCCTGCACCTGTGATCCTATGACACTTCCATCTGAGCGGATTGCGCTCTGGATGCGATTGTTCAAACTCATCTGGTTGGAAATATAATCAAACTGATAATCCCCCAGCGTCACACTGTAAATCTCATTTTTTACAGCGTCCCACTCCAGTTCAATCACCCTAGCATCTGTTACGATATCGAGTTTGCTGTTTCGGCAATGGACAGTATCTCCCAAAGAAACGCTCACCAAATCTTTCACATCTGCATATAGCTCCGTATTTTCAACCGCAACCATATCCACCTTAATAGACACCGCAGGCTTGTCTATCCCATTTTTCCACTGCTCCTGGCACTTATTCCTCAGTGCCCCTTCCAACTGTGCCTGTGTTTCACAGATGATAACTCCATTTTCCTCATCATCCTCACTGGCATCCGCTTTCATTTTCACATCTTCGAAGGTCATCACCCGAAATTTGATGGTCGGATATTTATCGAGCAACGGAGAATCCACCCACGGTGTATCACCTTCCATCTGATATCCGTTATAAGCTTTTGGAACAATCCTGGTCACCACGAACCTCATTTCTACCTCTTCTGAGATTCCATTTTTCGCAATATTTTTTCCATAAAGGATTTCTACACCTTTGTCACTTCCCGCCTCCTGATCGATGATCACCTTATAATTATCATAAACCACTTCGCCACCCCACCGGTTCAGGAACGCATTATTATCATCTCCGCAGATTGCTTCAATCAGATTTTTGTTCTGATAATAAGCAGTAGAGGCTTTGGCAATATTAGATGTTGCCGTATATTTGCTGTTCGGAGCAGTCATCAGATTAAGAGCCTGCTGCCCTGTCTTATCTGTTGGCCGGATATCCAGCAGAAAACAGTCATCCGCCGCATCCAGAAAAATCGGCTGCAAATCTGCAGATATTCCAGAATCACTTTTTTCTTTGTGTGTAATCCGGAACAGCTGTTCGCCATTAAACGATGGCATTTTTACCACCGCATTGTCCACGATGTATTTCCATCGTCCTTCCTCGTCCAATGGATGCTCCATGGTCACTTCCCATGTACCATTTAAGATGGGATGGACGATAGCTGATGATGGAAACAATGTCATGTCTCCATTTTTCTCATAATCTGTATTATCCGGATTGTAAATCTGAATCATAAGCACCTCCAGTTCGGTATTACGGACAGCTCCCCACCGACACATTCAATCTTGTTCTGTCCTGGTTTTAAATACAGATCTTCGTAAATTCCGGAAACTTTGGTATTATTCAAAGTTCCATCTGACCGGTACGCAATCATCCGGTCGGTATCGATAATCAGGTTCCGGCCAACATTTGCCATCATTGTTTTTCCATTGACTGACAGCGTGCACATTCCTTCTGCAGTAATTTTATATACCGGATGACACTCAAGATACGGATTCCATTCCACGTCATGGCTGGTATATTCCATCTGGCCGGATAAAAGATATTGCAGTCCATCCAACGTATTGAAATTTGCAGTAAAATTTCCGATCCGTTCTGTCGTTCGTTCATTGTCTCCTAATGAAACGTAGCTTATTTTATAAAAATATTCACTATCATCCGAAATCCTAAGTCTTGTATTTCTAGCTGACAGCCATTGTTTAGCCAGCCGCCAGCGATCATTCCAACGATCTTCCGGACCAATATAATTAAAGGCGATCGGGATCACCGTTGCCTTATATGTTCCATCAAATGTGTATGTCGTTCCATCTCTGCCTGCCAGATTGATTTCTTCCATGTTTGGTTCTGCTACCGGGACTGTAATCAAGTCCCTGGCAAAAATCTGCAGCGTGGATCCACGCACGCTATTAAATTCAATATCCTGCATTTACATCCCCCTCGCTGCCTGTGCTGTCAGCATTTTATCTGACATCTTTTTCAATACCAATTCTGACAAAGCTGTAAGTGTCTTTTTATCGCCAATATAGATGTTATTCTCAGCTGTTAATTTCAGTGTCTTGATTGCATCTGCAATCAATGCAACCAGCATTTCATTATTCGCCTGATTTTCTTCCCGGATATAACTTTTCAACAGATCAATCGGCAATACTGCCTCTTTTCCGGCTTCTCCACCGCCCATAAGACTTCCGCCATTGTTCCCGAAAATTGTAGGATGGTTCAGAATTCCTCCATTTGCATACCAGTCCACAGAAATTGATGGAAATTTCAATGGCGACCAGCTGAATTCACCCGATGCCTTAAAATGTGGTAATTTTATTTTCGGTAATTTCCACTCAAAATCAAAGAATCCCTTGATTTCCGTAACTGCGCCTTTAAGGAAAGCTTTAACTCCATTAAAAATTTTGTTTACCCCATCCCTGAACCATTCACATTTATTGTACAGTGTTACAAAAATTGCTATCAGCGCCGTCACTGCCAAAATTACTGCTCCCACCGGATTTGCCGCAAGTACCGCACTAAATCCGGAAAAAGCTGTTCCGGCTCCGGAAATCATTGGTGCAATCTTTGCTCCGATGGAAATCAATGACGCGATTCCACCAGATACTTTTCCAACGATACTAAATACCGGTCCCAGGGCCGCTACCAGCAAAACGCATTTCACAATCATTTCCTGTGTTTCCGGTGATAACGAATTCCATCCATCAATGAGATTCTGAAGGATTGGTGTAACCATCCCCAAGCAATCTGCCAAGACTGGCCCAAGCGTATTGCCAAGATTATATCCCGCATCTTGTAACTGGTTTAATGTAAGTTTAAACCGATCCGCCGGATCTAACGTGGCGGTAAATGTATCATCCACACTTCCGAGATTGTCGTTTAATGATTTGCCTAACTCTTCAAAGTTCAACTTTCCATCCTGGCAGAACTGAGCCAATGCTGGGCCTGCTTTTGATCCAAACAAATCTATCGCCGCACTGTATGCATCTGTTGAATTATTTGCATTCGTCATCGTTTTCTGCAGATCAGAAAGAGCCTGTTTCATGGACTTTCCTTCTCCAGATGCATTTACAAGCGCTTTCTTCAAGCCAGCCATAACCGTGCTTGTATCTACTCCGGATGTCTCGCATTGTCCTAAAAATGCTGCTGCATCAGCAGCTGACATTCCAAGTTCCTTCAGTGATGCCGCATTAGACACCATTACAGAAGTCAGTGTATCCATTGAGATTCCCGTATCCTGTCCGACTTTATTCATTGTATCGAGCAATGCACCTGCATCTTCCGCTTTCAGATTGAAGGCCTCCAACACTTTCTGAGTGCTATCGATAGACGAGGAAACGTCCGTATCATTCAGCTGAGAAAATTTAACAAATTTCTCTGATAAGTCTTCCAATTCCTGGCCTGTCAGGTGAAATCTTGTATTTACCTCTCCGACAGCAGCTCCAGCCGTTTCAAAGTCTGTCGGAATACTTTTTGCTATATTTCTTGCCGAATCCTGCATTTCAGTAAGCGCATCACCGGTTGCTCCGGTCTTTTCAACGATAATATCCATCCCGGCATCTACTTTTTCCCATGCCGCCATGATTCCAGCCGCCGCTCCAGCTATTGGTACGGTCACATTTTTTGTCAGGCTGCTTCCGATTTTGCTTGTCGTATCACTGAATTTCTGAACCTTTTTCGAATAATCTTCCAGTGTTGCGGCTCCACTCTCCAGCTTTTTGTTGACATCCTCAAGTCCACTTTTGTAATTATTTAATGCCGCTTTTGCATTATCTAACTGCTGCCGTGTTTTTGAGATAGCGGCCTCGTCCCTGTTTTCTGCGCTTTCCTGTTCTTTCAGGATTTCAGTGAGTCGTTCAACCTTCGCTGTGTAAGTTTCGGTCTGATTCTGCAGATATTCCTGTGTTGCTCTCAATTTCTCGGCTGAAGTCGTGCTTTTATCCCATTCAGACTTTGCCAGCTTGAATGCCGCCCTGTTTTCATTTACGGCATTATTCACATCCGACAACGATTTTCGGAAATCCACCGTACCATCCGCTTTGAAGGTAAGACCTACGGTTTTTAATCCATTATCCAATCCTTACACCTCCCTTCTGGCTCTCTAACTCCAAAAAGATTTCCAGACATTCATTAAAAAAAATGGGATCTGAGTGCATAAATTCATCTTCACTCATACCCATTTTTCTAGCCATAACCATATATTCAGCCCAGTTTATTTCTACTTCCTCTGTGCTTTCTTGGGATAATAATGTTTGGTCTGTTCTTTTTTTTTATATTTTTCAACTTTTTTTCCAAACTCATCAAACAAGATCCGGATCTCTTCCGGATCCATTGGAGCAAGCAGCATTGCTTCCTCTTCATCAACCTTCATGCCATTTGATCTCAAAATGATATGAATGAGCTTTGCTGCAGCCTCAATGTTTTCATCATCTGTTAATTTGGCTTTTCCTTTTCCACCTTTGGAAGTAAGAAGTTTTCCCAACCCACTTTTCTGGATCATATAAAGTGTCAGAAAATTTACCTTCACTTCCAGCTTTGTTCCATCATTAAGCGTAATAAGCCTTTCGTTCATGCCCTTTCACTCCCTTTTATGTCAATGCTGCCGCCAGATCCTCTTTTGTCAGAATTGGTTTTGCGAAAAACTTGTCTTCTGTCATGCCCTCTGGTGCAGATGATTCCGTGATCTTGGCCACAATATTTCCTGCATCATCAAACGGATATGCTTTAATTTTAATCGTATCCGTCTGCTCACTGGTTTTATCTTCGGATGTGGAAATATCGTCTGAATTTTCCGTAAGTTTACATTTTGGATACCATTCGTACCGATAGCCGCCATGTCTCAGCTTTACTACTTTTCCATAAGCAAAAAATGGTCTCTGGCTATTCGAACCAGACAAAATAAGACCCCCGGCATCTACGCTGTCCCCTTTCATCTTTGCCAAAGTATCCTCCGGGAATGCAATTACCTCTGTCTCGATATCAATACTTTTGGTTGGAGTATCTGAATCATACACTTTTCCGGATGCGTATGAATCTCCCGTATCAGCGTTCACGGTAACCTTAACTGTTTTCACGACTTCGGTTTTCTCAACATCCGTTTCATAAGTTCCATCGAATTCGCCCTCTTCTGTTTCTTTTGCAAAACAGATGTACTGCGCACCCACAGTTTCTTTCATCGGCGGTCTTTTTGTTTTGATTGCCATCTGCATCCCTCCTCATTTCAAAATATCTGCTCTATCATTTTTTTATAATATTTGTCTTTGTCTTGATTAAACGTAGGCTTCAAATGAGCCTGTTTTGCCATTTTTTTTGTACCCTTTTCCAGCATTGGGCCATAATATTTTCCCCAGCCAACCTTTATCACTCCGTCTTTTCGTTCCAAAGCAAACGAATCAACCAGGTGCGTATATCCCGGTTTATTGATCTTGCTTCGTGGCCTTGGCAATTTAAGCAAATCGTCTTTAAATTCCTGCGCTCCACTCTCTACCGCATCCAATGCTTTTTCATCGCTTATTGAATATTTCTCCAATAATTCCGAAAAAGCGTCATATCCCGTATCCTCGACTTCAATTAACTGGCTCATATTTTCTCCCCATCCGTCTCAAGTGAAAAATAAGAGTGCCAGATCCTGTCCTCTGTATTAAATTCGTGAATAATCATCGGATGCAGCCCCATTGCCCGAAGTGTTTCTCTCAGGTTTATCAATGCCGGATGTCTTGGAATTTTTGCATAAAAGCTGATCTGCCAGGTAACCTTCTCGGAATAATCTGATCCGGATGCCATCACGTCCTCCCAGGCAATCTCCCAATAATCGATACGTGGAAATGTCTTTTCATTCTTCAGACTGGATACCCCTTCGTTTACTGGACAGCCAGTGTCATGCAAAAGTTTACTTAACTGTTCCTTTGTCATCGATTACCTCTCTTTCCTGTGCTGCTGTTTTTAACGTCAGTTCCGTTTCCGGAAAACCATCTTTACTGGTCACATGCGCCGCATTGTACACCTCATGCTGCACACCATCGATCACACAAACGCTTTTGCTGTTGATTCCTTTGTACCTCGGAATACTGATCTTCATTGTCACTTCGATGCTGTCTGCTGACAACTTCGCCCGTGTCGTGTCATATACCGACAATTCCCGGTACCAGATACGCATTTCCGTATTTCTCAGATGTTCCAGTGGATAATCCTCACTGGTATCCTCTTCAATCTGATACAGATCCAATACACCATCTGTATATTCAGGCATAGTTTTCATCTGACGGCACCTCCGTTTCCATCTGCCAGGTCAGGATCACGCTTGCATAGTTCTCCATAAACTCATTAACCCGGTGGTGATATGCATAATACATATAATTTTTTAATAACATCCGATATACCAGATCTTTTGTGATGCTGCAGCCGGGATTTAATCCCCCGACTGCGCACTCACCCTCTTTTGCAAGATTATTCAACTGGTCATCAGAATAATATGGCGGGATCTGGAACTCTTCCCGCATATCTGCCACAAGTTCCATCAGTTCTGTTTCTGTCATAGTCCCGCCTTTCTACTACTGCGCCTGCTGCACGATTGTTGCCTGTGTAACCGGAAGTACATACTCTTCCAGTTTGGTTACATCGAATACTACAGCCACGTTATCATCTACTGCACGGCCGTTTGCATAGCAAGTAGCAATGATCAGGTCGGCATTCTCCATGGCCTTTGTCTGATCATATTCATTCACGCGTACACCAGTAGCGCCCATGGTGTAATGTCCTTCGATTGTAAAGGCTGCTTTTCCCTGCGGACAATTTGCATCCACGATTTTCTCGATCTCGATGAAGGATTTATTGACATATCCTCCAGTCAAAGCCTCACCGTACATACACGGATCTACATATTCTGCCTCATCTGCCGGATTGCAGATCAGATACAGCTTAGGAACCACACGTTTTCCGTTGTTTGTAAGTGTTTTTCTTACCGGTGCCAGTCCTTTCGGGCTGAATTTTGTGATATTAGTTACCACTGTTTTGGCTTTCTGTGTACCATCATTGTTTGTAGCTCCAATCTGGCGGAAGATACCGATTGGTCCTGTTTTTCCATCTCCATCGAGATATCCTTTTACCAGTCCGTCCTGCATTGCTTCTGACAGGATTGCCATAAAATAACGATCCACGAATTCCAGAGACAATTCACGGATTGCTTTCGGAATTACCAGATATGCAGACAGCATATGCAGTTCAATATTCAGTGCGGAAATCTCTGCAGACAGTTCACCTTTGATATCGTCTGTTAAGGCTCCCCATACCGCTACACCAGAATGAGATGCCACGATCCATTTCTTTACATTGGCCGGAGCCATATTTACCAGTTTCAAAATCGGTGATGCGGTTTTTACATCATCCAGTGTACGATCAATGATCTCTGTCGGGATGATATCGATCTGATTTGCGGTCAGCGACTGCTTGATATCCTTGAATCCCTCATAGAATTTCTTTTCCTCCTGTGACAGAGTTCTAAGTCCAAGCTGCTTTTTAAACTCAGCATCATGACTTGCTCTCTCCGCTTCCGCAACCACCTGATTGATCAGATGCGCATGAGTTGCCTCCTGAATCATTTCGATTGACTGCATGATTGCTTCTGCTTTCTGATCTACCGGAGCATCATTTAAAAGCTGTCGCACTTTATCTTTCACTTCCTGACTTAAATCTTCAATTCTCATCCTTGTCCTCCTTAATCAAAAAATGCACCCCAACTGGTGCTTTTCTTTTCTTTCTGCTGCCATTTTTCCTGCATCAACGGCATTAATTTTTCTACTACTTTTCCTGCAATCTCATCTGTATCGATCTTTCTCCCCTTCTCTGCTCCCGCTATTTGCGCCGGCGCAATTTCCGGTTTCAGTAATGTTTCCCGTATATTCCCAAACACGGACTGACTTACACCACGTTCATCCTCTATTTCTGTTTTGGTAGCGAATCCGTATTCTACCGCTTCCTTGGCTGTAATCCAGGTTTCATTGTTCATAAGTTCTTTGATCTCATCCTCTGAAATTGTTGCCTTGCTCTTGTACGCATTCACAGATGCCTGGGTGATCTTTTCCAGATCATCCGCCTGTTTTCTGAGTGCATTGGAATCTCCCTGTACAAATGTCCATGCGTTATGGATCATCAGTAGCGATGCCTCTTTGATGATTCTCTCATCTCCGGCCATGAACACCACAGATGCCGCAGAACACGCAAAACCGTCACAGATTGTAGTGACTTTCATTTTGCTGTCTTTCAACGCATTGTAAATGGCCAGACCTTCTTTGACTTCCCCGCCGTAACTGTTGACATGGACCTTGATATGTTCAACATCCATGTCCTGAAGCTGTTTCACCAGTCCATATGCCGAAACATCATCTTCATACCACGGATAGGATGTAATATCACCAAAAATATACAGTTCTGCACTCTTATCTGCATCATTCGTTTCCAGCATGTAATATCTTTTCATCCTACTCTCCTTTCTTCGTTTTACTGTTTAACGGACAGCTCCGAGATATGGGATCACCGCCTTTCTGCTAATCAGTATCCGGATCTTTTGGTTCTTCACTTGCTTTTCCCTCCTCTCCGTAATTTTTTGTCAGTGCTCTGGCCTGACTGAATTCTGTATTTAAAAGTGGATAGCCTACCATTCCCCGGATTTCATCGTAAGAGAATCCGATTCCGCGCAGTTTATCCAGATTTACAGCACTATCTACTACGTCCACATGTTTGAACCGTGCCAGCCACACGAGGACACGTTCATTTTTACTGCAGTAATCATCCATTCCCACCATATAAGCTGTCAGTGTATCATTGATCACCTCTGCCACCGGTCCAACCGCATATGTGATAAATTCATTTGTTGCATCGGATTTCTCCGTGATATTGCCATTAAACACTGCTTCCGGAATATCAAAAGCGTTGGCCACCTCATTATTGATGGTCAACGCTACCTTTGCCAGTTCTTCAGCCTTTGCATTGGACTGGATCTGCAGATTCTCCAGTGAAACCCCATTTTGCTCTGTCAGTACGGACAATTCATCGGATTCCAGTAAAGTTTTAATTTTTGCAACATACTGCTCTTTGGTTGTTTTTCTGATAGATCCGTCTGCATTCCTTTCTGCAAATACACCATTCGAATCCATTTTCAATTTGAACTTCGGCTGACTGGAAATCCGTATCATGGAATTTATTGCATCTAGTGTTTTGTCGTATTGAATAACCACATTCTGCAGTAGCAGCCGGATTTTTGCATTGTCGTACCGCAAATGAATTACCTGCGATGACAGAAATGTTTTGTATAGCGAACACTGCTTTCCCGCACAGTTCAACGTAATATTTGTGTATAACCGTTCAATCAGTACGCTGTCTGATGTCTGCCAGGCTGACGCACGATAAAATTTTCCATTCAACGGGATAATTACCGCTTCCTGTTCCGTAAGTAAATGTCTTACCACTTCTTTCCAGAATACCGTGCCACACTCATGATCATTCGGCTGGACATTCAACCGGTACTCCCATTTTCGTTTTTTTGAACTGTCTGTCTGAATCAGAATGTCTGATTTCGCAATGGCTTTTGCAATCATGGAAACTGCCTTTTCAATCGCCAGCTTCGATAAGTTCAGCTTCGCCACATCGATCATGATCACATCCAGCAGAGATTGGATTTCTTTCTCTCGGTTTTTAAACAAAAAATCGAACATGTTCTCCTCCTAAACATAAATATATGTGACCTCCAGCTCGTCCTTACAGAACATAGCCACATCAAAAGCCATGAATCCGTCATTTTTTCTGAGCTTCGGCTCTATTTTTCCAAAAGTTTTATTTCCGTATTTGTCCTCGGTAACGCATGTGTTATTTGTGTACCAACGCATGATGGCTGATAATCCATAATTAATCATCCCCTGGCTAAATTGTGCCTGTATGAACGGTGCAATGATACCTGTTGCCGACGTTATCTTTCTGATCAACCGGACGATGCCATTCGGATTCTTTTTATCCTCAATCGTAAGTCCTCTTTCTTCAAAGGCCTGTTTAAACAATGTATAACGATAAGTATCCATTGCTATTTTCTTTACCTCATATTCTCCAAATCTACTCATACACCAGTCTGCAATCAGATTTACATCTATCACAGGTCTCGGCACAATCTCAAAATCGGCAAATTCCTGCTGCCCTGCATTTTTCAGCGGAAATTTAATGGAATCTAAAAAAGGTGAATCAGCACATATCCATGTATGCTGTCGCCAAATATATTCCCCATCATCCGTTTTGGTCAGAATTCCTGCGGATGCAAAATCTCTTACGTCCGCATAATCAAGGCCGATCACTGCCGGCTGCCACCGGGTATCTGGCGTTTTCCTTGGAACTTTTCGTTCCAGTTCCTCCATGGTTGTTCCTTCGTAACAGGCGCGCAGCACATTCTGCCAGGTCGTGACCGTTTCCTCTTCCTTTCTGGCGGACCGGTTCATTCGCTTTGTGATAAACTCCGGACGTTTGGATGGAATCTTTTTCATTTCCAGATAATCATGCATGATCCTGTCGGCCAGAATCGGCATATACTCCATAGATGGGTTGGCTTTATGCCACGCTTCCGGATCATCCACCTCTTTCATGTCATCGATCTCACAGATAAACGGAAAGTATCCCAACGGATTCTCACCTGTTTCCAAAATTTCCGTGCACATCGCTGATATTTCATCCAATGGTCCGTCTCTAACATAGCCATCTGTCGTGATGATAAATTCCCTGGAATGTTTAACCTTACCAAATGATGACTCAAATACGTTGATCTGATCGTAATTCTCGTAAGCATGGATCTCATTGAGCACCAAACATCCGGTTCTTTTTCCATCCTTTGTCTTGGCATTCGATGTGTTATATTTCATCTCTGATCCGGTCACAAGATTACTGATCAGCTCTTTGGTCACAGAAAACTTTCCCTTGAATTTCGGATTATCATGCAGCATGTCATACGCTACTTTGAACGTATCTTTTACCTGGTCCTCAGAATTGGCCACAATCTCCACATGATAATTTTTTACCCCATAAAGAGGTGTCTGCAGGAAATTTACCAGCGGTACGATAAATCCATCTTTTCCATTTCCTCTGCCCTCTTTGATGAAAAACGTAGGAAAAATTGGAATATCGTCTTTGTACATGAATACAAAAGCGTAAATAAATTTCTGGAACGGAAACAGATCATAATAATTGATCCGGCAATATTCCAAGCATAATTTATATGTTTTTTCATCAAAAAAAACATCGTCCCGCTTCAATAACGGTTTTACGATGTTCCTGATCAGAAGCTTCCGCTTCTTGTTTATCCATTTTGGATGTTCTCTGGCATATTTGAGATAATCATCAATTTCCTTACAGGTAACCATCAGACGGATTCTCCTGCTCCGGAACTGGTTCCTTCAGCTTCAGATCCGACAGGATCTTCAGCATCGTTGCGGTGGTTTTCTGCAGATTGACCACAGATTCGTTTGCTTTCTCCACATGTACTCCGTTTCCATTGATGGTCTCATAGCGCAATCCTTTTTTCCTGATATCAGCAATTAATTTTTTTTTCAAAGACCAGTAATACACATAGTCATTGACCATGTCCATATAAAAATCAGCATTCATTCCCCGAAGCTCCAACTGCTTCACCAAAGAGTTTCTCATCTCCTTCTGTGTCAATCTTCCACCTCCTTTTTCACTCAAATCATGCCATTTTTTAATATTTTTTGTGGCTTTTTTAGCACTTTTTACAGGCTTTTTTCACTGTCTGAAAATTTTTCTTTCTTATAGCAAATTCTGAAAAAACATACCCCTGCCCTTTTCACGCGAGATTTGATTTTTTCTCCAGAGTCGTGGCCACTTCCCCGTTCGCCAAGCAAAAAAATTTTGCTGAGAATTGACCGGGGGTATAAAAATGCGGACAGCTGTGGACTCGAACCACTCATGCCTACGCTTGCACGTAGCGCTTGACCATCTATGCTATGCCTGTCCGCTCGTAGCTACCATCTTTCCTTGCTTGCAAGCTTGTGTTTTCGTTTGAACTTTTTTGGTGCCCGACCATGCCGCAGATTGTGACATGAAATACACAGGCTGACCAGATTATCATCTGACAATGCAAGCTCTGGATGTTCCTTCAATTCCTTTATGTGATGAACCTCCTCAGCTCTGCGAATCATTCTGTCTTTTCCATTCAGGATCTCGCCTGCTACCGCGGCAGCAGTTAACCGCTTCCTGCAGTCTTGGCATTCATGATGATCTCTGGTCAATATCTGCAGCCGCTTATGTTTCCAAGCTGCCGAATCATAAAAATGTTTTGCTTCTCTATCTGTCATTTTTCCATATAGCAAAAGCACCTGGGATTTTTCCCAAGTGCCTGCGTCCTACTCGTTATTTTTTTGCTTATCTACTTTTCACATCATAATCATAACATAAAAAGCACCGGACAAAACGGACAATTTAATATTTTTTCATATATCTTTCTAATGTCTTTCGGCAACTGTCCTCTGTATGTCCGCTTCCCATCTGCTCTGCAACTTTTTTCCAACTCAATTTATCAATATATCTAAATGCCGCGATGCGTCTGCATTCGCTGTCTTTCATGCTAAATATGTACGTTTCTACGGCTTCAGTCATATTTTGTAGTTTCTTTCTCAGGTTTTCGAGTTTCAGCTTTCTTGCTAACAATAAACTTTTCTGCCTGTTGTACTCCGTTGTTGGAAGTCCCTCGATTTTAAAATGCTGCGTCCCGCCATATCCGCCAGATACAGAATCTGTGACAGTTCCATCCTTTTCCATTCGCTCTATTTTTGCTTGTGTTTTCAGGATCCGACGGTCTGTTTCTGTGATTTCTTTCAAAACACTGTCGTACTGCTTCAGAATATTCTTTTCCAACCGCATCGCCTCCTCTTGCTATCCACATTTCTTTTCTCTGATTAGTATCTTCTCGTACATTTCTATAAGATCCTGTAAACGTTTCGCATCGCGCTTCGTTGCTTTTCCTCGTGCTTCGATCGTCAGTTGCGTTTCTACGATTTCATCAATAATTCCAGCGGCCTGTCGAAAGCTCTTTGCCATGTCAGCCAACCACATCATGTCTTTGTACATCTGATTCTCCTTCCCTCTCATCCATCAGCCGGTTAATCAGCATATCAATCATGTCGAAGAAATCATGTTTACATTCATTGCAGTTACTGCCTCTTCCGCAACAGAATTCTTCACACCGTCTATAATACTTTTTCCCATCCGTCAGTCTTCAGGATGTGCTCTGTTCTTTTAATGACATATTCCAGATCAGATGCATCCGGCTGGGCGTTTAGCAACGGAAGGATGTCTTTTTGAATCTCCATCGTGCTCCGTGGTGTTCGGATACGTTCCGCAATCTGTTCCTTTAATCTGTCTGCATCAATTAATCTCATGTGCGTCACTCCAATCTAATTTCTGTCCGCAATCCGGGCAATATGCGCAATCACATTCCCGTAATGGAATTGTTTCGCACACTGGGCAGTAGCCTATCATCGTTCCAATTGCCGCATTGTACGCAATTGGAATCACTTTCTTTGCTGTCTGCTTGGAATCTCCATCTATAAACCGTCTGATTTCTGTCACTTCCTGCTGCAACTGTTTATCAGTCTTCTTCATTTTCTTCCACCGCCTTTCCATATCCATCTACTCTCTGCTTCAGCCATTCGTATACCTTCTCCTGCTGCCCCAGATCCATTTCCTTTTTACACTGGATTCTATATTCGTCTGCCAGATATCCAGCCAGTTCATAGGTGCTCAGGCTATCCATGTACTCTTTTCTGGTCTCGTATGGTGCTTCTACTTTTTCCACTTTCAGCGTTTCATTTTCCGCTTCATGATCTTCACTGACTGGCTCGTCCATGCCTTGATTTTCCTGTGTTTCTTCCGATTTTTGCGCCGGCGCAATTTCTGTTTTTACTGGTTCTTCCACAGTTTCATTCTGGCAATTTTCTTCCAGTTCTTTTTCATCCTCAGATGGCTCCGGTTCTTCCTGCTCTGAATCATTTTCATCCGCCGTATCAGTCATTTCCTCCTGCCACTGGCTATGCTCCTGCTGCTCTGTATCCTCTTCTGCCTTTCTTTTCTCCGGTTCGGCTGACGCAGCTTCTTTCAGTTCAACCTGCTCCGGTTGTTCTTCCGGCTCTGTCCTTTCTGGAATTTCTTCCTCGGTACCGAAATAGTTCTGCCAGGTCTTGGATCCTGCTGCCGACACTCCGAAGATATCCATCGTCATTTGATAGAATTCTTCCCAAGTCATATCTTGTGGTGGACTGCCAAATCTTTTAACTGATACGCGATTTTCATACATCATCAGAAAAAACAGCCCTTTTTTATATGACTTGTTCCCTCCCGGATTTACAATTTCCTTGAACCGTTCTGCTGTCGGTTCACCAAACTCTGCTACTTCACTAAATACCGTATTGAGTACATCCATATGATCCTGATAGAATTTCTCTACCAACTGTCTGATGTCATCGGCTTCTCCCGCTGCCGGCTCAGTCTTATTGAACCGTTTCAACTCCCGGATATCTTCTCTGGAAGCCTCCGGTTGGATCATCTGCCTGTCGCTGTCCGGGAGTTTCAACATCTCTTCTAACTGGCTGCGTCCGAGATCTGCATATTCCGGGCGGAGCCGTTCGGAGTATCCGTCAATCGAATACTCCCGGTTAATGGACATGAAACGGCTTGTGGTAGATGCTTCCAGCCCATATTCCGCCTTCGCGAACTCTGCCACGCTTTTATAACCGTCCCGCTCGTAGAGTTTCTGATCATCAATCTGGCGGAGCGCATATCCAATCCGGACAAAACTCTGTTTGACTCCCAGAAGCTCCCGCTTTAATTTCTGTTTTATCTCAATCCAATCGTTTAATGTCATCTGCACATATTCCATATTTGCCTCCTTATGATGCGATTGCCGGTGTTATGATTTTTGTTAAACTGCCATTTTTCAGTTTCGCCAGATAATCATCCAGCCACTGCTGTATATTTATTGCATCCGGTTTTCTGTCATGTGCCCCGTACCATTGGATGATGCCCGGCCTGTTCGCATCTATCTCAACGGTGATGTATGGCGTATTAGGATCTGTTTTGAATCTCAGCATCAGGATATATGTTTTTCCCTCATTATGTTTTCTGAGATAATTATCGCCGCCGACGCAATGATGGATCAGCCGCCCCTCCATGACAATTTCCTCTGCTGATCTGGCTGGCCGGATCAGATACTGGCTGTCCTCGTAAAAATATCTCTTCCTGAGTTTTTTATAATTCTTCTGGATGTTCTTAAACCTCTCCTGTACTTCCTCTATTCTCTTATCTGCCTTTTCCTTATTGGTTTCTTCCACCATTTTGGCATGTGCTGCATCCAGATCACGCGGTTGCTGATAGACGGCATTGCTCAAGTCATACCCCAATGCTATCCTCATGCTGAGATAGTCTATGTATGTTGTGGCCACATGCTGGATCCGCGCCGTGGAAGAGCTGCAATTTGTCCAATATTCACAGCCCGCGTATTTTTTTATCCTGTTCAGCAGCTTCTGAAGCGTCATGTATTCTGTTGCCAGTTCAACCTGTTCACTTTCCAGTTCCGTCTCAACCAGATTTACAATCTGTTCCTCTGTCCATGTCTGTCCGCTTCTTTTTTCCATCTGCATCGCTCTTAACAGATCAGTATCCCCCTCATACCGGATCAGCTGTTTCACTTTTTCCTTTCGGATTCCAAGGAATGTATCTGGACGTTTCGCTGACGTATCAGCTATTATTTCATTGCATCTGTACCGACCACCTTCAACCAGTGCCCTGGCTGTTTCAGTCAGCCCCATCTTTACCAGCATCTCAAGCTGTGGTATCCGGATGTAGCATTCCAGGTAATTGATCGGATTCATGGTTCTTATGCTATCTGTATATTCCTGCAGTGCGCTGTACTGAAACATTGTCCCCTTCATTTGTTCATAAGTTTCTGGCATGATCATCCCGTCCCGGATTGTTATATTTGCATTCCCGTACAAATTGCAATCATCCCAATATTCATCACCATTCCAATCTCTTTTGTGGTAATCGATCTGTATGCTTTTATCCGGTTCAAAGTACGCCCTGGCAACTTCTACTCCCTGAAGCATCTCGCAGGAATTGTACATTTCCGGTCCGTGTTTCCCTTCGATAAGTCCAAGCTGCCATTCTTTGCTTACCTCCAGGTACCGGAATACCATGCCCTTCTCCTTGTATTTTTGACCGAGGAATAGGTGCATTTTCTTTCTGTTGCTGCTTTTTACCTTTCCCTGGCACTTATATATTCCTAATGTTCCGCACAAAGAACAGGTTCCATAGTGGCCCTCACGTGGTTCCTCAATCCTTCTTTGGAACTGGCTTTCATAAGACACCCCGGCTTTCCACCTGGCATCTGCCACTCCACCACATTTACTGCATGCCACCTTCGCCCGGCCGCCATGCTTTTTGTAATACAGGTAATGTTCGTTCTGAAAGCAGAGGCTGTCTGCCATATCCAGAACTTCTTTTTCCGGAAGCGGACCGGTATGTGCGATCCTGTCTTCCAAAGCCTTTTTTCGTTTCTCATATTTCCGTTGTTCCGTTTTGCGTCTGGCCGTTGACACAATATCCTGTTCATGAGCAGCTATGTATCCCCACCATTTTTTCTCGTTATAATGGTACGGCGCATTGCAAAACTTTTTGATACGGTCCTGATCGGCAGCATCCTGCAGAATATTTCTGTTTTGCAATTCCATCCAACTTACACTGTGGTCCTGTCTGTCGCTCCAGATCAACTCGCCACCGTAATATACGTCACCACCATCAACCTGCTGCCGTGTCCACTTTTCTTTTTCCGGAAAATAATTGCCAAAATCTTTTTTCGTAAGCACGATCCTCACCAGCGGTGTTTCCTTTGATTCTTTTTTGTTCCTGTACACCTCCAGGAAAAGATGCTTTTCGTGTCCGATAGTCTTGACCGTCGTGACACCAATATATTTGACATCTTTCTTTCTGCTGACTTTTTTTAATCCCAGATATGGGATACTTTCAATCGCTTTCTTTTTCATTCTGCTCGCCTACTTTCCCATGTAGTAGTCCGTGATAATCTGCTTTGCTCTGGCCATGCCCGGGATTCCTAACGTAACCCTGCCTGCAGATACGCCTGCTGCCTTGATGATATCTTTGTCCACAGCCTGTTGATTCTTGAACGACCACATCAGGAGTGCCGCGATGCATCCTTTCAGTGATTTTCCTTTCTTTCTGACGTTAAAAGCCAGGGTCTCATTTTCCATGCACTGGCCGCGCAGGTATTCCACCCAGTCCTCCATGATCTCTTTTGGCTTCAAATCTGCTACTTCAACATCAATCTTTCCCAGTGCCGCTGTCATGGCATCGCACAATACCGGGATATCGCCAGCCAGATACATGTCCACGTATTCTTTATCGATGCCATTCTCCTTGGCCATAGTTTTGATCGATGCTGTATCGCCCTCATTGAACAGGTTGTCTGCGAGTTCATTGATTTCCCCAAACGAATCCATCTCTCCGAATTTATCAAACATTGTTTATCTCCTCTCTGCCATTCTGACATGCTTCTTTGTTTGCCACCCAGCTGATCAGGGCTTCTGTTGCCACGCAATAGCACTGCGTCTCCGATTCATTCTCTACTTTGATGATCATTCGTTTCTTGATGCCGCTGCCCTGCCAAATACGGATCCAGCAATCATCAAAAATGGATGCATGTGCTGACATTGTCAGTCCATATTTCTGACGCACATAATCGTAGTTTTCATAAAATCGTTGCAGAGCCTGTCTGCGCTCGGTATTATTTTCCATCTCATATTCCATCTGTCTGTGCCTCCTGCTCTTATCTTTTTACCAGTTCGCCGTTTTTAGCCATGTGTGCCAGCTCATTCATCGTGAACGATTCCACATAGCTTGTTTGTTCCCCAAAACAATTCACAAAATGCATCCTAAAACGGACAAACAGTCTGTGTGATGGAATATGCTCCACCATGGCATTCACCCACTTTTTATCCTTTGTCTCCAAGGCTCCATTTTTATAGAATCTATATCTCTGTCCTACCTTAAACATTGTGTCTCCTTTCAAAATGGCAGTTCTCCCAGATCGATATCCAGGAACTCTATACTGCCCTCTTTGTGCTCTGCTTTCTCCTGTTTCCATTTGCCAGTTGGTTCTTCGCACATCCAATCCCGGCCGAACTCCTGCATGTAGCGTTCATGTGAATACTTACGTTCAAACGCCTGCTGCCCGATCCGGCACAAGAAGATCCGTGCGTCCCGGTTGGAGTGAACTGCATCCGGTCCATATTCATGATGCGCCACGCATAGATATACCCACAGACCGTAAAGCTCGGACTTCTTTCTATTCGCTGTTCCGAACATAATGTGGTGTCTGTGCAATCCTGTAGATGGCAGTTCTCCGTAATATCCCTGTTCGCCAGCCAGATATCTGCAGATATAGCACTCTTTCTCCCTCTGTACGATGCTTTTACTCATTAGCTAAACGGCAGCTCCTCTTCCAGCCCGTCCGAGATTTCCATGAAGCCATCCTCTGATACAGATGCCGGATTCTGCTGTGTGGTCTGTCCTGCTGCCTTGCTTTCGGCAAACTCCTGCTCTTCCACCACTACATCCGTGGTATATACCTTCTGTCCATCACGGTTGGTATAGCTTCCGGTCTGAATACGGCCTGTGAGAGCAATCTTTGTTCCTTTGCGCAGATATTTTTCTGCAAATTCTGCCTGACGGCCAAATGCTACACAACTGATAAAATCTGCAGTCTGGCTGTCACCATCACGGCGAAATCTACGGTCTACCGCCAGTGAATAACGTGCAATGCAGGTCTGCTCCTGCACAGAGTTCGGCTGTGTGTACCGGATGTCCGGATCTCTGGTCAGCCTCCCCATTAAAATGACTTTATTCATGTTTCTTTTTCTCCTTTCAAATGCTCGCAAACGTTGATTTTTATCTTACGGACAGGCTTTTACTGTCCTTTGATTTCTTTGTATTGCCCTATTTCAAGATCTGTCTTTTTCATTTCATTTTGCATCCAGGCAGTATACGGACTTTTACATGTATATTTCACTTGCAGGTTATGAATTTTCGTCTGCTGCTCAATCTGTTCCCACAAATCCCTGTTCTTAATCTCTTTTCCATCAGATCTTGTCCATCTATCCGTTTTCCATTCCTGCATCCATCCAAGCATCAAGGCAGACTCCAGATAACGCAGATCTGTGTGGATCACTACACCGCATCCAGGTTTAAGGTGTCCCAGTGCCCGGATCACCGCCGACAATACCAGACGGTTTCCGGAAGCTTCTATGCATCCAATTTCTGACTTGGTGTAAGTATTACCTGCAGGCGAGATGTATTCCAGTACATAACAAAAGCTGGCTTTCCCTGGTTTGATCCGTTTACTGGATACTTCTATGTACAGGTCTACTCCCATCATTCTCGCTTCACTCCTCTTCTTACTTTTTCCGGTATCAACCTAATCATGGTATATCTACGGTATTTGTATCCTGTAACCGGATTGATGCCTTCATGGATCCGTGCTATGTAGTAACCTTTTTTCGGCTTCGGCTCAGCTTTCCATCTATGCAGCTTGTCCACCTTCGGCTCTGGTAGCGGCATGTTCCGGCTAGTGTTGTAGTTTGCTTCTGCTATTCTTGGTTTTCCACGTGTGCCATCTATCTTTTTTTCGGTAGTGTGCTCATCTTTCGTCATGTAGTTGGCTAACTTTGTGAAATCCTCATCATAGTTTTTGCTATGTTTGATTTCTATGGACCAGGTGCCACCCTTCGTCCATGCTTTCTGTATGATGCTGACCGTATCCCCGATCTCATTGATCACCAGATGGATATGCCAAGCTCCCTTTGTTCCTTTTTCGATGTTTCGGATCCAAAACACCTCATAGCCACGTTTCTTGTATTCACGTCGCACGTACCGCATTGCCTTCTGGAAATCTTTCAGTGCATCCTGCATGGTCGGTGGTCTATTTTCTACCTCATAGGTCCATGTGGCCAAAATATCTCCCCTCTTGAAATATGCCAGCATCTTCTGCCTGCACCGCTTCGCTTTATTCTGTGCATTGACTATGCGAATCTGTTCCTGTGTCGGCTTGACTCTCTTCTGCCGTTTCTCGCCGGGTGCCCCATACCTGCCATCATGGAACTCTTCCACATCGATTATGTCTCCCTTCCGGAAGTTGTATTTTTTTCTCCTGATCATAGCTGTTTGTCCCAACTTTAATATCTTTATCGAGTCTGAATACCGGCTTTAAACCGGTTGTAACTCTGAAATATTCCGAAAAAAGGTTTTTTAATGTCCGGACAGGATTTCCCTGGCCGGACTATATGATTCCACCGCCCTGCAGTCGGACGTTTGTATGTATTTATAATCAAGTAAGAAGGTGTCTACTGCAACTAACGTATCAATAATTATTTGAGAGTTTTTGGTTTTAAACATCCGACTGCAGGACGGTGGAATATTCATTTTTTTATCATCAACACATAGTGGAATAGAACCCCATCTGTCGAAAAGTCACATTACCATGGGTTACTGTGCGCCAATAGCACGACCTTCCGCACTCGATTCGCACCGGAAGATGCAGCGCCGCTGCTATCACCTCAATTCCTTTGCTGATGTCTATATGCTCATATAGATGCAGCTGTCCTTTTCCTGTAAATCCGCTGAGCTGCTCCATTCCATTAGCGATCCGGTTGCACTGCTCTTCGATATACTTTAACTTTGCTTTTTCCATTTACTTTTCGCCTCCCGTCTGGTATACTCCAGACATAGGTTTTATACCTATGTCATTGGTTTAGAGCGTGTACTTTCTCAGGGTGCCACGCTCTTTTTGTTTGTCGGTTTCCCTAAAATCACTCCGGATCCGGCAATTGCCAGTCCGATCAGTGCGATCTTTACCGCCAGCACAAACCCGGCCTGTCCTTCACCGGAAAGCCCGCAGGCTCCCAGAAAGAATACTCCCGTGCCACAGGCTGCCAGTGCGAACGCTATCTTATCTTTCATCTGCATCCTCCACATCTGCTTCATCACTTACTGCGATCATTATTAAACCGATCACCACGCAACCGCCTGCCAGCAACACCAGAACTGCATTTTCGACCGTGTGTGGTCTTGTAAAATACAGGAATACGAATATCACCGCTGCCACTACAGCCGTGATGGTTCCAGCAATTTTTAATCTATTCATGTTCCCATCCTCACTCCTCCTCTTGGAATGCTTTTGTTTTCCATAATCAGCTTTTCCATGCGCCATTTTTCAAATCCCGCTGTATCAAACAGGATAGGACTTGTCTTTTTCGCCGGATTCACCTTCTGAGCGAACCGCTGCCCCTTTTCACGATAGGCATCCAGGAGCATCTGCTCCGGAAGCCCAAGTTTTTTCAGTTCAGCAATCTTCATAAATGGTTTTGGGTAGTCCATGTATCTCCCCTCCTGCAATATTGAGTCTGATCTATTGAATTACAGAATAATCCTCTTATTGTAAAAAATATTCAATCGGAACTTTGAAGTAATCAGCAAGGATCTTGATTTTGTCTATTTTTGGAACATAATTCCCATTTTTCCAATTAGAAAGAGTTGCTGTTGAAACACCTGTTTCCTGCGCAACCTGATATGCCGTTTTGTTGCTTTTGTCTAATAATTTCTGAAATTTTTCGTACACTTTTTCGCCTCCTAATGTCTAAATAGTATTTGACTTTAGCTAAGGTTTCTTATATAATCAGAGTGTCACCTAAGTTATTTAAGAAACCTTATTTTTAACTTAGATATCTAAGCTATGCATGTAATATAGCATAGGTTTCTATGCTAGTCAATACCTTTTCGCATGGTTTTCTAAGTTATTTTTAAAGAAAGTGAAAAACTATGTATGAAATATTTGAACAATTGTTAAAAGAACACGGTGTTACCGCTTATCGTGTTTCAAAAGAAACTGGTGTTACAACAGCAACACTCACAAGTTGGAAGCAAGGGAAATACACTCCAAAACCAGAGAAACTGCAAAAAATAGCCGATTATTTTGGAGTATCTTTATCTTATTTAATGACTGGAAAAAATGAAGAGCCAGATAACGCATCAACTAAAATCACTGCAAAAGACGAACGTGATATTGCAAAAGATCTCGAAAACATCATGGCAAAACTCACATCCGGCGAAGCTGGTCCTGCCAGCTACAACGGAGAGGAATTAGATCCGGAAGCTGCTGAGTTATTCCGCGATGAACTAGAAATTGCTCTGAGACGGTTAAAAATTATAAACAAAGAGAAATACACTCCAAAGAAATACAAAAAGTAGGTGAGTTAGATGAATGATATAAAGAAGATCGTTGCTTACTATAAGAGAAAAACCGGTACCAGCGATCCGTTCATTCTGGCAGATCGACTAGGAATCCTGTATCAGTTTTGTGATTTGAATTTTGATGGATGTTATATGTTCCTTAAAAATCACCGATATATTTTTATTAATCAGAATCTATCGGAATCTGATATGCGGCTCGTTATGGCTCACGAAGTGGGACATGCTATTCTACATAGAAAGCAAAATTGCTACTTTATCCGGAACAAAACTTTTTTCAGCATGAGTAAAATTGAAAACGAAGCCAACACTTTCGCAGCGGAACTTCTTATCCCGGATGAACTTATTTCGGATAATCCAGGGCTGACTGCCGATCAGGTGGCGCGGCTTGCAGGATATAACGCAGCGATTATGAAGTTTAAGAAAAACACCACTGGAGGTTCTTTCTTATGAAAACACAAAAAGAACATCTCTCTGCTGGCTATGACATTACTTTTTCTATAATTGCACTTGTCGCTGTATATTTGGCATTTTACGATATTGTCATCGGATGTACACGTGTTCAGCGTTATGTAGATGTTATGATTAATATACTCTTCATAATTGATTACGGAGTGCGTCTTCTGTTGGCAAAAAATAAAAAGACTTTTTTCAGAAGTAATATTTTAGATTTAATAGCTATTATCCCATTTAATTCACTGTTTAAAATTTTCCGTGTTTTTAAAATCTTCAAAATTTTGCGATTACTAAAACTTGTAAAGGTTACAGCATATTTTGCTCGATTATACAAACATGTAAAACTCTTTTTTGAAATTAATGGGCTGAAATATATGGTTATTGCTACTGTGATCTGTATTATTTTAGGCGGAATTGCAATTCATTTTGCTGAGGGAATGAGCATTGCCGACGGGCTTTGGTGGAGTTTTGTTACCGCAACTACGGTTGGATATGGTGACATATCTCCAACGACAATTTCAGGGCGAATTGTTGCTATGATACTAATGATTGTAGGAATTGGGTTGATTGGTTCTCTTACCAGCACTATCACAGCACTATTTTTCCAGCGAACTAAACAAGATAATCCACACAGTGCTAAAGAAAAAATTATTGCATCTATCCAAAAACAGTTAAATGATTTTGACTCATTAACGGATGATGATTTAAGCACTATTTGCAGTACACTACAATCGTTACACAAAAACAATAATTCAGACAAATAAAAACCGGCTCCTGCTACCAACAGGAACCGGCAATAGAATATGTATCCGAAGATAATACTCTGCAATGACAAAAATATTGTATCATCTTCGGAGCAGTCATGCAAGCGGAACGCTTGTTCCTCGCTGGCTGTATTTTTTATACCCATTTTTAAGGAGGATGATCATATGGCAAGTGCAAAATACACAAAGGGTGCTGATGGATACTATCAAGCACGCGTCTGGGATGGTACCTATGACGAAAAAGGACGCAAGCACCGGAAGACAATCCGCTCAGATAAATCCAGCAAGGATCTGGAGCGAAAAGTAGCTGCGTTCCAGGAAGAAGTGCAACAACGAAAAGTCGTCCGGAAAACAGACCTCACTTTTCTGGAATATGCCAGAACATGGATGGCTGTGTATAAGGATCAAAAAGAAGCAAATACAAAAGCTATGTATGAAAACATCATTGAGAAACATTTCATCGCTTTAGAAACGGTAAAACTCTCAGATATTGAACGGATCCACCTGCAGCTATTGCTTAATAATGCTTCCGGCAAAGCACGTACACAGCAACAGATTTTCCTTACTTTCAAACAGGTTTTGCGCTCCGCTGTTGTGGACCATCTGTTCCCAGCCAATATCGCAGAAGATATTTTTTTACATACCGATTCCATCAAATATACTCCAAAAGAAAAACGTCCACTGACTCCTAGAGAGCGTGAGGCGATTTTTAAGGCAGATTTGCAGGAACAGGATAAAATATTCGTCTACCTGTTATATGGCTGCGGATTAAGACGCGGAGAGGCGCTGGCACTTACGGTATTCGATATCAAAGGACATGAACTGACGGTCAGCAAATCCCATGAGTTCACCCAGAACACTCCTGCTGCCAAATGTCCTAAATCCTCCAACGGATACCGCACCGTTCCTATACCTGATAAGATCTACCTCGCCGTCAGTGCTTACGTGGCCAAGCGGAAAGCTTCCGGAAAGACATATTTATTCACCATGCGAAATGGAAAACTGGTCACAAAATCCAGTTACCGAAAAATGTGGGAACGCATCATCAGGCAAATGCAGGAAGTATGCTCTGATCAGATTGTTGATCTGACTGCTCATGTCTTCCGGCACAATTACTGCACCAACCTGTGCTACCAGATCCCGACCGTGTCGATCAAACGTATTGCACAGCTTCTGGGTGATACCGAAAAGATGGTACTGGATGTGTACAATCATATTATTCTTGAAAAAGAAGATGCTGCTGCCGCAGTAAATAATGCGATAAATTTCTGAGAAAAAGTGAGACACAAGTGAGACATTGAGACACGAATGAGACATTTATAACCGTTAGAATCGGTCAGAATCGACAAGTTAATAAAAACACGAAAATGCCGGGAACCCTTGAAAACCAAGGATTTCCGGCATTTTTGAAAGTGAGCGTACCGGGGTTCGAACCCGGGACAACTTGATTAAAAGTCAAGTGCTCTACCAACTGAGCTACACACCCATATTTGATTTTAAATGCCCAGTTCCGGAATCGAACCAGAGACACGAGGATTTTCAGTCCTCTGCTCTACCAACTGAGCTAACTGGGCATTGAGTTGCGGGAGTAGGATTTGAACCTACGACCTTCGGGTTATGAGCCCGACGAGCTTCCAGACTGCTCCATCCCGCGATATTAGTTAGCGCTTTTATTCAATTAAGCAAAATGTGGAGAAAAATTCAAACCGTTTTGATTTTTCAAAACTACTTTCTTATTCTTACTCCTAATGGGCGGAGAAGGATTCGAACCTTCGAAGGCATCGCCAGCAGATTTACAGTCTGTCCCCTTTGGCCACTCGGGAATCCACCCATAACATTATTCACAAAAATTCAATTCTTATGCCTAATGTAAAGCCGATGATCGGACTCGAACCGATAACCTGCTGATTACAAATCAGCTGCTCTGCCAATTGAGCCACATCGGCATATTGAATTATACTATTTATTAGTTTTAAATGGGACCTACAGGGCTCGAACCTGTGACCCTCTGCTTGTAAGGCAGATGCTCTCCCAGCTGAGCTAAGATCCCATATAAAACGACCCAGACGGGACTCGAACCCGTGACCTCCGCCGTGACAGGGCGGCGCTCTAACCAACTGAGCCACTAGGCCATGCAAGGTATATACCTTCAAAACTTCATACAGGTGAGATCTTAGCTTCTTTTATTCAATCTCGTGTTCTTGGTCAAGCCCTCAAACGATTAGTAACAGTCAGCTCCATGT